GGTATTATTGCAAAGTTAAGAACGTAGACAAATATGATTTTGTGATGTGTAAAGTGTCTCACATGTCAAAAAAACGCAAAGCGGTTCCTGTTTATAAGGTAGATTGGGAGAGGTGTGAAAAATGGCTGAATACACAGAAATTCGAATGAAAAATGGCAGGTTGCATAAGATTCGACCTGGTTCGTGGAAAGTTGTAGAGATCGTTGAGCCTGGATGGTATAGAGTTGAAAATATCAAGCCTGCTGGAAGCCGGGGTGTGAAAGCATCGTGTGAGCGGGTGACTGAAGGGTATGTGCGGTCAGGCGACTGGATTCGGCGGATTGAGACAATGACCATCTATAAGAGGGTTGAAGATGGCGGAGTATGTGGCACAACGAACCGCGAAGGGTAGAGTGCGGCGGATTCTTTTACGGTATATGAAAATTGCAGAGATCGTTGATGACGAGTGGTATCGTGTTGTGACTGCAAACCCAGAAAACAATCCAAGTTTTTGTGTGAAGCATCCAAAAACGCGGGAAGCGTATGTAAAAATTCGTGAGTGGCACAGTGGGTGCGACCGGGTGAACGCTTATACAAGAGTTGAGGAATAAAATGTCTCTTTTTGATTACGTCAAAGAAAATTATTCGTGTTATAAGGAGTGTCTTGGTTACTATTATCAAGTAGACTTGGAGTTCCACCCTGAAAAATTAGATGAAATAAATAGGTGCGATTTTGTGTTTGTGGAGTCTGACTACGCAGAACCAATAGAGGGGTGTCTCGCCACCCAATTTATGACATCTGCAGAGCATCCAGACACGCGGATGTGGCTCAGTCAGGATTATTCGTCGTATCCACAGTTGCCTCATTCTGAATGGACAGACGTTCCTACTGTAGGGTTTGTTGGTCGTGTTCCGGTGTTTAATATGAAAAACGGCGAGCCCGTGCTTCACAGTGGGTTTGAACACAGACTTATCGCTTTACAGGAACTTGAAAAATCCCGTGAAGTGTGTTCGGATTTTCATATTAGGTTTGCACCATCGGGAGATTCGTGTGGGTTCTGGAACGACACATTGCCAGATTTCAAAAAGAACGGGCCTCTGTTCAAGACGAATATGCTGGCAAACCAGTACCAGGTGTGTGCCAGGGGAAACGCTAACTGGTCCCTCCGGTTTTTTGAGACTCTTGCTTGGGGGCGGATCCCAGTATATGTTGAGTCTGGCGGGATGACACCGGCAGACTGGTGGTATGGCAAACTCCAGGACCGGCTTGATGATTTTCCAGGGGTGTATGTGAAAGATGTCAATGATATCGAGTGGGAGATACTGAAATACCACAATTCAATCGACAGCCTTGCGGAGATGCAGGATCTCTGCCGTGCCTGGTATATTGACAACTATTCGACGCATGCCCAGGTGGCAGCGTTTGATGCCATGTTCAAGGAGTTCCGAAATGACTGAACTCTGTGCATTTTGTGGGAGTGTTTTGGATGGACACCCGGGGGAGTTGCACGACGTTGTCATAGAGGGGTCTATATTCCTGGATCTCTCTTTAGTGGGTATGAGTATAGGCAAAGGTGGGTACTGCGATTTTAGGTGCCTCTATGGGCGTCTGCAAGAACATGTGAGTTCAATGCAGTATGGGAGTGGGGAATGACTAAAAACGAGGATGTTTCATGGATACCAAAGCCCGTAAGATGTTCGCTGAAAGAATACTCAACTGCTGACCTAGTAGCGGAATTGAGTAAGAGGGCTGGTGTTGAAAAGGGTTCTCGCCCTGCGCAAGCCGGAGGAAACGGAATGATTGATGAGAAGATATGCCCGTTTATGAGTGGGGATTATCATTGCGAGTCTGATTTTGTAATGTGTCAGAAAGAGCGGTGTATGGCATGGGGAGAAGTGCCTGTTGGAAATGGAGTAACATGTAAATTTAAATGTAGGTTGATTCCATGACTAAAAATTCTGATGATTGAAGAATTGGTGGGGTGGTTCCGCAACCCCATCCTGTTATTGTTGCGGAACCTGTATGCATGCGAATGGTTCAGTTTCAGGGTAAATTCAAAGGCGTTTCAGTTTCCACATGAACAGAATTTCGATCAGACCGGTTTCAATCCAAACACACCGAGAGTGTTACCACGGTATCGGGTTACTGCTGACCCTCATTTTACCACGGCATATAGTAATTTGCAACAGGAATATAAAAAAGTTTAGTTTTTGGTCTCAAGCGACTTGAGATATGCTTCTACATCTTTCTCCAGAATCATCGTTCCTTTTCGGTGCTCGGTGAACTGGAGTGCTCCGGAGAAGATGGACTTTATGTATTCTTCTGCAAGCAGGCTGGCTTTCTCAACTGCTGATTGCTGCACCCTGAATCCCGACTTTACATGCGCGAGTCTGGCGACTGCTGCTTTTGGGAGTTCGCTTGTTCTTTTACTCATGTCCTTGTTATTTTGTAATTACGCCATATAAATTTATATTACAGTGTGAAATGTTACCTGGGATATAATGGATATAGATTTTTATGCAAAGGTGGACGAGGAACTCGCGAAAATCCCGTATTGTTCGCCCAAATGTAATTATTATATGGCGTGCCCGGTGTGTGACCGGTCTGATACAAATGCTGCGCCGTGTGTGTTGCTGATGCTGGAAGAGTCGCAGCGCCGAAGGTTTGTAAACCTGTATCTCCGGGGAAGGGATGGGCTCAAGGCAGAAGCAATTGAGTTGTTATTCAACCTGGCACGGAAACTGGACCTGAAACAGAATCCTGGTGACATGATAACCTATATTGACACGATACTGAAGATTGACCGGAGTTTCAAGGTAGACACCACAAAGGTTAAGGAGACACCAAAAACCGAGAAGGAAGAAGCACCACCCAGAGTAGAAGTCACCGTCACTAAGAAGGCGAAATCTAAGGATCCCGATGAGAAGATTGTGCGAAAACTCGAGAGAGAGTTGGATAATAACCCAGAGTCTCTGTTTAATTCTCCGGTTGTGGATGAAACAAAAGCTAAACTGAAGATTGGCGACTTTAAACTCCCGAATGAGAAGAAAGTCATTTCTGTGACCGTTGATGGCATTTGCGGGGCTTTGGAAGGTTCCGAGTTCGAACCGTAGGTTGGGTTTGAGGTAAGAAGAGTGGCAGATTTAAAAATTGGACTCCATGAGAATCAAATGACTGTATATCAGTCAAAAGCCCGGTTTATTTGTTTAAATTGTGGGCGTCGGTTTGGGAAAACCTGGTTTGCAGCGGCAAAAGTGATAATTAAGGCGCTTGAGAACCCAGATGGGATATATTGGTTGGTTTCGCCTACGTTTGCCCAGACTGATGTCATGTGGCGGATGGTCCAGAAATTGCTCCCAAAGAAGTACATAAAACAGGTTTTCCTGGGTAAAATGTGTATAGAACTGACAAATGGGGCAACAATATGGGCAAAATCTGCTGAAAAATATGATAACCTTCGTGGAGAAGGTCTTGATGGGGTGGTGCTTGATGAAGCCGCCATGATACATCCGGATGCATGGTTTAAGGTCATTAGACCGGCATTGATGGACAAACTTGGGTGGGCGATGTTTTGCACGACTCCCAGGGGGAAGAATTGGTATTACAAATTATATCAAAAAGGGGTCAAAACTCATGGATCTTACAATAAAAATTGGGAAAGTTTCACGTTTTCGTCGTATGATAACCCGTTTCTTGATCGGGAAGAATTGGGAGAAATTGTCGAAGATTTATCAGAACTTGAATATGAACAGGAAATTCTGGCAATATTTCTGTCAGATGGTGGAACTGTTTTCAAAAATATTGATGCTTGCACTCGTCGTCATATTTCCTCAATCTACATACCGGGTAGAATCTATACTATGGGGGTGGATCTTGGACGACACCAAGATTTCACCGTTATTGATGTATGTGATACCGTTACAAAGGAGTTGGTATATACAGAACGGTTTAATAAGACGTCCTGGTCATATATTCGGGGGAGAATTGTCCGGGCATACAACATGTATGGACGCCCCCCGGTGTTTATGGACACCACCGGAGTCGGAGATGCTATCCAGGAAGATTTAGAGAAGGAAGGTGTGAATGTTGTTAGCTATAAATTTACCCTTGAATCAAAGAGAGAACTGGTAAAGCGGCTGTCTATAGCCTTTCACAACTGTGAGATATTTATACCTGATAATCAGTCTTTACGTGAAGAGTTGGAGTCGTTTACCTATGTGCAGACTGAGTCTGGGAACATCAAGTATGGTGCTCCGAAAGGGTATTTCGATGACCAGGTATGTGCTCTTATGCTTGCCAATTATGGCATGAATGGTGGCGTTGCACTTTGTATTGGTGGTCTTGAGGAAGAGTTGAGTCAGTATGAGTATGAACAGCGCATGAAATATGTTAAGTCTGGGATAAAGGAAGATGACATTGGGGACGATTACACCGAAGATGGAACTGTATTTGATTGGTCTGGCGATTCTATGTATGATGGCGGGAGCGGTGATTACATGGATGAGATATTTGCGGATGCGTATGGAGTTGAGGAACCAGCATACCATCGTTATAAAAGAGGGGGATATATAGAGGTATGATTACCAGATTTCTGCTGGTTCATGGAACTCTTTATACCATTTTTCAAGTGCAAATGGCATTATTTCGGAACCTACGTTACCTATAAATCCGGTTAATGGTGGTTGGAAGTTTGTTCCCCCGAGTGGGAGTTTGCGTTCCCATCTCCGGTGTTTGAATGCATATTTCATGTGGAGGTATGGAATGCTGGTCATGATGTATTTGGTTCCTCCTTCGACCCCCTGGTCAAGGTTGAGCCCATCTACAACACGCCTGTATTCTGAATGTTTTCCAAATGCTTTGAGGTGTGGACATGGGTAATGATTGAATCCTGTCGCCTCGTTTTTGACTAGGAAGTGGGTTGAACTTACCATATCCATGATTGGGAAATAAATCCCAAAGTTTGGTGGAATTGTCCGGAGTTCATAATTTATGAACTGTGTCATTGGAATTGATGGGAACTCATCAATGTCAAGATGGATTACCCAGTCGCACCCGGTGTTGTATGCAAGTGTGAGGTGGGTGTTTATTTTTTCACTTTCTGCCCAGGTTTCTTCAAAATAGTTTTCGTGGGGATCTTCTGAATTCACAGTGTGAATTTTTGCAGTTGGGTGGGTGTATTGCTCACATAAGAGGTTTGAATTGTCAGTAGACCCGTCATTAAGCAGGAAAATGTGATCTACTGATAGGAACTGAAGCATGTTGAGCCACTGTGGGAGTAGGTGCCGTTCGTTCCAGTACTTTGCGAGGATCCCGACTTTGTACATATTTAAGCGTTGGTCCCGCGTGACAAATTAATATTCCTGGTAAAATGGGGTAATATTTTTAATAATTGCAGCACTGTTTTAATAAGAGGCAGGTAATGGCTGGGAAAATATCCGGGGCACCCATAAAAGAGCGAAAAATATATGAGCAATTGGATCGGGTGCCATCGGAACAACTAACAGATATACTCTTAAAGGCGTTTTCTGCCCATGAGGGGTTCACTCTCCCCATACCATCGTCAATATCGACAAACTACGAGCCAGATATTGTGGACGCGCGAAAGTGGGATGAGTTTGTTGAGTGGGAGCGGGCAATTCACCCGATATCTAATTATTACAATACTCTTGGTATAGCACGCCCATATTTTTCAAAGGCGGCCAACGACGTGTTGGCATCCACGCCATATTATGCAATATGCGAGAAGTCGATATGCGATTATACGGCTGCCCTTGAATTTGGGGTATATGACCGTGATAATAAGCATGTTGCTGACATGGATGATTTTCTTGATTATCCCGGCCCACACCTGACATTTGGGGATGTGACAAAGAAATATCTGCCTGACCTCACCCGGTATGATGCTGCGGTGATAGTTAAGACTTTTAACAGGAAGGGGAAATGCGTTGAGTTTGATTCATACCTTGGTACTGAGTTTTGGAAAGAGATTGACCGAGTGCCTGTTGGCATTAACCTTGGACATTTGCCAGCGGCACGCCAGATTGGTTATTATTCACACGGACATGTGCAGCGATATTGGCAGAGGTCTCGAACCGGGGTTTACGTATCATTTCAACCTGATGAAATTGCTTATATGTCGATGTATCCTCGGAATGATACAATATACGGCACTGATTGGATATCGTGTCTTAAAGCGCCTATACAATATCTCATAGATTCTACCCGTGCAGCAGGCAAGACGTTCCAGAATGGTGTTATTCCGTCTCTTGTCTATAAACACCCACAAATTACCGATAGAAAGCAGTTAATGCAGCGGCTTGCCGATTTGAAAGCAAATAACCAGGGCCCAATGAAGTTTGGTGGAACCCTGCACCTGGTAAAGGACGAAGAGGTAGAAACGCTTTCGCACAAACTCCATGATATGGAATGGCTTGAAGGCCAGAAGTTTATGGCACAGCTGGTCTGGTCGATGTGGGGGTTCCAGCCCCAGGAGTTTGTTGGTGAGTCTGTAAACCGTGCAACGGCATATGTGAGTCGCAACATCACCAAATCGAAGATGTTATATCCTATTATGAAATATCTCGAGGTGGTGTTCACCCGCGATATTTTGCCGTATTGCGAGGGATATGAAAAGGGGATGCGGTTTAAGTTTGAAGTAGAGCAGGATCTTGATGATACAATGAAGGTTGCTGAAACGAAACTTGCCCAGTCCCAGGCAGCAAAAACGATGTTTGAGATGGGGATTAAGAATCGCGATGCAGCCAGGTTGGCCGGGCTTATAAAGGAACATGATGTGGTAGAGTTCGAGGACATATCGGTCCAGGACTTGAACCAGTCACAAATGCTTGAAGGTGGGAAACCATCGGAACCGAACCGGGGAAGGAAGACACAACAATCCGGTCCTGACAAGGGGAAAGGTGGTAAAGATAAGATTAAGTTTGGTGACAAGGAAGAGCGGTCTGCCGGGATAAAGAAGGCAACCACTGAAATCCGGTTGATTGGTGATGATGGGGCAGAAGTGACAATTGTTCCTGCTGGTCCGAGTGTGAGTACAAATAAGAAAGGGTGTGCATCAGAAGTTGCCCGGGGCATCATTAAAGAGGTCCGGGCAATTACGCACCACCGGTGGGATAGAATGCGGGATCCGCGTGTGTGGGATGGTGCTGTGGCAAAGGCTGTAG